GTCTGGAATATCATTATCGATATATTTCGGACCATCCTCCTGTATGGCTATCGCATTGATCGTGATCAATTGAGAAACCGTATGGTAAAAGTTTGGTTAAGCTGGTCTTACAAGACAGCTACACTAGATTCGTCAAAAAGCATGTATGGTATGCAATTTCAAACATCTCGATGGTGTAAAGTTGTGAAGTACAAGTTGGCCGCCTTTGCTGCGTTTGTAAAATGTGATAAAGATTCTATAATTTATCCAAAGAATCCCCTGGTTGTCCCTGACAACCCTTCAATAATTTTGGATCGAGAATTTTCCCTTTGGTTTAATTCTCTACCGGAAACCTCCATTACTGATCGACTAGGACGTATGTCTCTAATTGATAGTATTTGTCGAGGTGTGAAGAAAGGAGCTGATCGAGCTTCTGAAGATGATTGCTTTGTGAATCAAATAGAAACTTTTGAACTACTAACGACTAAGAAAGCAACCCCAACGCTGGTGGTCGAGGAACCTCATTACATAAGTTATGATCACTTATATAAGTCGTCATATTATTTCGAGGTGCTCCCATCGAATTGAAAGAGGATATAATCCATTTTAATATTCAAAGATCCGTAAGAGAAGCTCTGAAAAGAATTCCTGTCTTAGATATTAAAACTTCTCACTCTCCTAGTTTCGCGTCCTGTACCGGAACTTCAAGACAAGCTGGTGGACATATGGCCGAGATTCGTGGAATCGGTCAATTCCATAAGGTTGATAGTGATTTACAAAGTGAAGCTGAACATATAATGTTATCAGATCCAATTCCCTCTCTTCATGCAAATGAGACAGGTCTATTAGATCCATTATGTTCTGGTCCGCTTCTATCATCTGACCCTGACCTCCTAGGTGCAAAACATCATGGTGAATACGTATCCACACAAGGATTATGTTTTACTGAACCGTCATGTATAGGAACAGATTTAGATATAGGAGAACTATGTGAATTATGCTTATCGACCCCATCTGAGATGAGAACCGTGGCACTTAAAGAAGCTCTAAAGGTTAGAGGTATTACTACCCCTGACGCGCTAGAATCCTGGTTACTTAAACCGCTTCAAATGCATATAAGCAGACATCTTGCAACACATGATGTTTTTAAGGTTACATCCACCCCCCTTACAATTGACCATCTGAAGGTTGTACTTTCAAAAATACACCCAGATCAGTCGATTATTTCAGGAGACTACGATAACGCAACAAACATGTTACTAGTCAAATATAC